GATGCCGGTCCATTGCAACCGAACTGAGGCCAGCGCGACATCATCGCCAGCCTGCACAAGCGCGCTCGAAGCCGTGTCTGAACTGCAGGGAGCGGCGGCGTTCGCTTCCCACAAGGTCCGAGGCAGCGCCATTCGAAACGCGGTGAGCGATGGCGCCACGGTGTCCGGTGGAGGGGTCGTCGTCGTGGTCGTCGTGGTCGTCGTCGTCGTGGTCGTGGTCGTGGTCGTGGTGGTCGTGGTCGTCGTCGTGGTCGTCGTGACGCCGCCGAAGTGGATGACGTTGTGGTCGATTATGGTGAGGATGAAGGCGGGGCCGTATTGGGTGACGTTGCCGTTGTAGAGCGCGCCTGCGAAATCTTCATGTATCATTATGCGTACTCGATATAGGTGACGCCGGGGGCGAGTTGAGTGACGTTGAACGCTGCGTTCCACACGCGGCCGATGACGTTCTGCGTGACGGCGTCGGTGTTGTTTCGCACGTATTCGAAATCACTTCCCCACCCGACCCATGTGGCGATGACGTGCGCGATTGTGGGGTCGCCCGATTCGGCGACGACGGCCTCGACTTGCCATGGGCCGAGGTCGAATTTTTGGCCGTAGAAGAAATCCTTGTAGGGCGCGACGCGGTCGGTCTCGGCGATTGTTTCGTCGCCCAGGAGCACAAGCAAATCGACCTGGCCGCGTTGCGCGATGGGGCCGATCGCGCCAGCGGCGATTTCCGCGAGGGCGACGGCGTGCGAGGTGCAGAGCGAGTAGCGTGGCTTGTCGCCGGTGAAGAGGCGGCGCGACGCGACGCGGCCCGTGATTTCGACAATGCCGCCGTGCGGGCAGTCGAGCGCGTTGTCGTTTCGGATTTGGCTGATGAAGGGCGCGCGCGGGCTGGCGTTGGTCGTGCGAATCATGACGCGCCTCCATAATTCGCCATGTCGGACTGTTGCGCCTGGAGGTTTTGCTGTTGGGCGATGACGGCTTTGGGGGTGGGCGCGCCGGGCTGATTCATGGACGCGACGACGGTCCAGTCAACGCCGAACCATCCGGTCTCGATCGAGGTCGTGCGGTTTTCGAAATCCCATTCCTGGCGGGTGACGATTGTGTTGCAAGTGACGACGTGCGCGGCCCCCGACGCGAACGTCGTAATGAGTCCGCCGACGGTGGCGATGTTTTGAATTCTGCGGGACGTGATACTGACGCTGGCGCGTTCGACGCCGTACCATTCGAGGGCGAGCTTGGCGATGATGCGCAGGCGTTTGGCGTCGTTGCGGATGATGGCGCGTCCGCCGACGATGCGTTGGAGCGCGCCGTCGTCGTCTACGCCGACGACGGTGTCGGCGGCGACGAGCCAGAGCTCGGCGTCGGGGACGCGAATCACCATGTCGCGGCTATATTCGGCGAGGGGGTATCCGTCGGCATACTCGCGCACGGCGAGCAGTTCGTCGGTCGGGAGGCAGACGGTGGCGATGATGTCGTCATAATCATAGGTCGGCTCGGCGCCCGTGGGCTCGGCGGCGTCGGGCCAGTGGTTTTTGGCGAGGACGTGATTGGGGGCGAATCGCGCCGCCAGGGCCATCTCGCGGTCAGAGGCGGTGACGCGCGCGGCCTGATGGTCGTCGTCGGCGGCCTTGTCGGCGGGGACGTATTTGCCGTCGCCGGTTTTGAGCAGGATGATGGGTTTTAGAAACTCGGCCTCGGCGTCGGACGGGGCCGATGAGGGGAAGCCCGCCGTTGCATAATCCACGCTGTCGAGTAGCGGGAGGAAGTTGAGTATCGGGCGGTTCGGGTTCCAATAATTCGCGTCGGTCGTTGTGGGCGTGCCATTGGCGGAAATGACGGGGTTGACGGCGGATTTGTAGCCGCCGACGCCGTCGCCCGCGCGCCAATCGAACGTGGGGGGGATGCGAAATCGCGCATAGACACGCTCGAATTGGTCGCTCTTGCGATAGGCGTCGTTGAGCTTCTCTTGCTGAAACGGGAATTTCGACGCATAGCCCGTGACGTTTTTCGCGGCGTCCTGAAACGCCGTTTCCTGGGCCGTCGCCCAGGCGGCTTCGAGCGTGCCGTCGGCTTTGGAGACGGTGAAACACGACTTGATGCGCGCGCCCTCGACGCGCACGACGTCGCAGAGTTGCGAGCGTTCGACACGCGTGACGGCCTCGATGATGTCTTTTGACGTGCCGACGGACAGTGCCGCTTGCTCAGTGTTCGCGGTGAACGTCATGCTGTCGGTCGTCACGTCCGATGCGAACTGCGACATGACGAATACGGTCAGCGTGTTGGCCGTCTTGTCGAAGCGCAACATCCACGAATAGCCGCGTCGCCGATCGAGCAGCGCATCGAGCGCCTTGCGGACTGTCAGGCCGTTGACGTCGAGGACGATGTCGAGTCCGCCGTCAGGGTCGGCGGGCTCGTCGAAGTCGTCAATCTGGCCGCCGACAAGCCACGTCGGGCCGAGTGGCGCATAGCCCCGTAGGAGATATTCGGCAATGTCCCGATAATTCCATGTGGCGCCGTCGGCGGAAAAACACCAGTGGGCGGACAACTTAGCCGTCGACCGATTCCCGAGCAGCGTGCCGCGCGCGGGGTGGCGAAGGTTGAACGTCGGGACATAGTCAATTTTCGCCGACAGCCCGCCCACGTCGCACCAGGCGCGATAGATGGGCGATCGGTCGAGAAGATGCTCAAGCCCGTAGGCCGTAAATCGCTGGACGCCGGACGGGTCGTGTACGCCCTTGCCGGCGTGGTCTTCGGTGACGTCCATGATGACGCCCAGCCATTGAATCGTCTCGTCGTCGGACTCGATGAGAACATAATGGTCTTTGATGTTGATCCGCGAGTAGTTGTCGTAGGTCGTTTCGTCGCGGCGGCGGACGGCGCCGTAGCGATACTCGAGGGTCGCGTGCGACGTTTCCGGCGAAACGCAGAGGCACGCCGTATTCGCGTAGAGATAATCGCGCGCCGTCCACGCGTCGTACCAGTTCTCGCGCGTGTAGACGGTGATGTTGACGGCTGCAATACTCATGACGACACCTGGCGAACGGTCCATGTTTGTTTGATGAGGAAATTGCCCCAGCCGGACGAAACGACGAGCGGCGAGTAGCGCGTCTCGGTCGTCATGACGTTCACGACCTGAACGTTGCTGCGCGTCTGCCCGTCCATGTAGGTAACGGTGAGCGGGACGGCGATTTTGAGGGCGGCCGACGACCCCTCGTGCGTTTTCATGTCGCCCGCCGAGGAGCATCGCTTGATTGTGTGGAGCGTGCTGAGGGGCGCGCGTTCGCCGATCTGATACGCCTCATAGCCGTCCACGCCGTCGCGCTCTTCTTCACGAATGTCGCCGGCCATGGGCTGAACGCGACCGTCGAGAATCTGAAATGACAGGGCGCCGATTGTTGGAGTTGTCGCCATTATTCGACCGAAGCCTCCCTGCCTGCGCGGACACCACGCGATTTATCCTGGGTGATGACGACGGGCTGCGGCGTTTTGAGGCTGATGCGTTCCGCGGCTGATTCGCCGCTTTGGCCCGAGAACATCGCCGTCCACGACTCGAAGCGCAGCATCATCTCGGCGAGGGCGCGGGCAAGTTGAGGGGCGTTCGGATCGGCCTGTGACATGACCTGGTCAATGGCGGCCTGGCGTTTGAGTTCGCCGGGGCCGTAGCGTCTTTCTTCGACGACGGCGCGGGATTCCTTGGCGACGCGGCGCGCGCGCGTGGCGGCCATTTGCGGGTCGCGCCCGACGAGGCCGAGCTTGACGGCCGTGACGTCTTTGTCGGTGCCTGTCTCGCGGTCGGCTGTAACGAGGCTGGCTTGCGTTTTGAGGATGTCGGGGCGCAGGTCGAGCAGGCCTTTAAAACCACGCACGGCTTCTTTGCGCCCGAGCAGCTCGAAGAGTTCCTCGTCGGGGACGCCGGCGGCTTCGATCTTGGCGACACGGGCGAGGATGCCGGGCGTCGTCATTTTGAGTTTCTTCATCGTCGCGGCCAGAAACGCGTCGATCTGTGTCGCGGCGATATCGGCGTCTTTCGTGCTCTTGGCCATGTGTGAGAGCGCGGCGAGATATTCCTCGTCCGTGCCTTTTGCCATTTTTACCGACTTCGCGGCGACGGTGGCGGCGGGCGCGAATTGTTCGAGTGTGGTTTTGGAAACTTGCGACGCTTTGAAGAGTTTGTTGAGTATGTTGCGTTCGCCGCCGGTTTCTTTTTCGCCGATGGCCGATTGAAGCGTCTTGACGCCTTCAGCGATAATGGCGGGGTCGTCAACGATGCCCGTGAGTTTCGCGAAGGTCGGGCGCTCCTTTTGCGACATGCCGAGCGATTCCATCTTGAAAACTAAATCCGTCGCGCCTGGACGCGTCAGACCCTGCTTACGATAGTGCTCGGCTTCGCCAGTCATGCGCTGTAAATCTTCGGGGGTGTCGGCGAGTTGAATGAGTTTGCCATAGTCGGTTTCTGTTTCCGTGAGCCCTTCGGCCGCGCGTTTGCGTTCGGTGACGAGTTTGCGGAGCATCATCAGCGCGCCGCCGATTGCGCCGCCGAGCGTGGCGTAGTGCCCGACGAGCGACCCGACCGATTTTCCCCAACCGGCATTCGCACGCGACGCGCCACGCGCGCCGGCTTTCGACTTTTGCGCCAGGCGCGCGGTTCGGGCTTCGAGCGATTTTTCTTTGTTCTCGATACGCATAAAGCCATTGACGAGCTTGGCGGTTTGCGCGTCGAATGTCATTGTGACGTTTGCCATTTATTTCTCGGCTAAGAGTTTGTCGGCGTCGGGCCAGCCCGCGCGATCGACGAGCACCCAGAAGATGAGGGCGCGCGCTTCGTCGGTCAGAATGTTGAGCGCAAGGGCCTCGTCGAGTCCGATGCGATAGTTGATATTGAGCGCGGCGACGCAGATTTGGACCTCGTCGGCAAAGGGGATTTTGTGGCCGTGCTTGAATGCCTCGCGCACGCGGTCGGCCTTGAGGCGCAAGTCGTCGAAACGCGGGTGGACGCGGCGGACGATTGAGCCGGTCTCGTCGTCGATCTTCGGGACTTTTGGGAGCGGGCTCTCGACGCCGTCGGCGAGAATGGCGGTCGGCACGCGCCACGCGCGTCCGTCTCCGAGTGTGGGTTCGTATTGATAATGCTGCTCGGCGCGCGCAAGGTCGTCGGGCGTCGGAGGTTTTTTTGTGCTGAGGCCGAGCCAGACGTCTTTGTCCGGCAGTTTCGCCCATGTCTGATTGTCCGCGTCATAGGCGACGTGGCGCGGGTCGTCGGTGGCTGCGACAATGGCGCCGCGTTTCCCGTCGGGTCCGCCCGTGACGACTTGCGTTGTGACGGGGTCGGGCAAGAGGTCGTCAAGCCCGAGCTCGCGAAGCGTTTCGCGGGGGGCTGAACTTGCGCCGGGCAGATAGTAGAGGGGTTTCATTCTGTCTTGAACCACTAAGGACACTAAGGACACTAAGGACGGCTACGGCGGCGGCTTGTTTTGAACCACTAAACTTTCGACTGTGCTTAAGTCCTACGGGGACACTAAGGACGGCTACGGCTTTCTATTTCTGGGGGCCGCTGTCGGGCTGGCTGGTCTGACTGAGCAAAAAGCCCGCGATGCTGGCGGCAGCTTTGGGACAACGGATGGCCTTGTCGAGGATGCTGATCGCGTCGGTGACGGTGTTGATTTCGACGCCGATGGGGTGTATGGCGAGGTTGAACTCGGCCAGCATCTTGGTCTTTTTCTCGATGAGGGCCGTGCGCTTGGCGGCGAGTTCGGTGATCTTCTTTTTCAGGTCGGTTACGTCCATTTTCTTCGAGGCCTCCTATTGTCCTGACGGGTTTAGGTGACGGTGATTGGGGCGTTGGTTCCGTCGTAGAGACAGTCCACGACGATTTCGGTTTCGGCGGGTTCATTGTGCGACCCGCCGAGTTTGCCGACGCGCACGAAGTTTTTGTGTGTGGCGAACGTCTTGTGGCCGGTCGCGGCGATCGTGCCGGCGGACTCGCATTTGAGGAGCGAGAGCGACACGAGGTCGTCGTTGCCTGAGACGCCCATTTGCACGAGCGACGTGGCTTTCTGACTGAGGATGGTGATCTTGGGCGCGTGCTTTTTGATGTAGACGAGCGTGGGAAATGCTGTCGTCGGGTCGATTTGCACTTCGACTTCGATGCCGAAATCAATCGTATAGCCCGAGACGGGGCCGACGCTGACCGAGTTGATGGTCACGTCGCCGGCGCGGAAGAGTTCGTCAATGTCGAGCCCGATCGGGACGGTCTGCGCCGAGGTGGCGGCGAAGGGAATTGTGCCGTCTTCTGCGCCGCCGAAGGCGGTGTAGGCAAGCGTCGCGCCGGGCTCGTTTTTGACGCTCAGTTGCGTGGGGACGACGATGCCCGCCGTCACATTGATTTTCTCGCCGGTCGTTTTGCGGGTCGCCGCGTGATCGGCTTCGACCGTGTAGCATTCGAGCGGGTTGGCGGAAATCTCATAGCCGTCAATGCCGAAGAGCGTCATCGCGTTCGCGATTTTCAGCGTCGTGAACGGGACCTTGGGCCACTGGCGATTGATTGTGGCGAGGGTGTTGAATGCCCGGCTGTCGCCCGAGGCCAGAAACTCCTCGATGCCGGGGTCAATTTCCTGCTCCTGCATCCCGTCGAGGGTCGTCGTGTTGAGCTTGAGCGCCTGAATGAAATGCAATGACATTGTTACGGCTCCTTATGCAAAGGTTCTGCGTCGGGATTTGGCCAGTAAATTGATTCGGCGTGCGACGCCGGTGTTGACGCGTTTGGCGAGGCGCATGAGTTCCATGGGGTTTGTCGCGGTGAGTTCGGCGCGATAGTCGTGAGCGCCGGACCCGAAGTTGATCGCGCTGGACACGCTGATGGTCACGCGCGCCGACTTTGGGGTGGACCGCACGGCGCCTTGGCGCAATGCTTTTTCGCGTGTGTCGCCGGAAAAGACCAGTGGCTTCGCGTGGCCCTTGCGGCTCACGTAATACCTCATGCGGGGCGTAAAGACGCCGCCGTATCGCTGATAGGCCGATTCCGCGAAATGGTATTTGAGATACGTCCGATGCCAGAACACGCCGGCGGCGGCGAGTTCGTGGCGCGCGGCCTCGTTGACGTCGCGTTTCTTCGCGGCGGCGGGTCCTTGAAATTGAATTGTCGGATGCAGTTCGATCATTGGTTTTAGCCTTCGTATGAGACGAGGATTTGAGCGAGAAACGCGTCGCCTTCGTCCTTTCGGTATTCGAGTTTTACACGGCCCATGTGAATGACCTTGACGCCGGAGATTGCGAGATACGTCGCCTGGCCCGAGAGGTCGAGAATGTCGTCCACGACGGCGCCGACTTGGTTAGCGAACCACGCCCATGCGTCGCCGACGGTGTTGGCGTAGGCGGCGGGAACGTCGGCTTCGAATGAGAGCAGGACGGATCCGGACGCGAGATATGCGCCCGTGCCGATGGCGCCTTTTTCCGCGTTGTCGCCAATGTCTACGACGGCGAAGGGACGACTGTGACGCACGGCGCTGTTGTCGGGTAGGGCGTACATGGCGCGCGCCGTCCATACGACTGTGCCGTCGGTGACGGTGCCGCCCGCGACGGTCGGCCAGGTCGGTTCGGCTGTGCCGGACGTGCCGGCGGTCGTGCATTCGTAGACAAAACTTGCGCCGGCGGCGACGCGCGCAAACTCGCGCAGGGCGAAGGCGGTGGACGCGGCCCAGGGCTTGGGCGGGTTGATGCCATAATAATGAATATACGGCAGGGCGGCGGCGGCGCTGGCGGCTCCGACCCATGTGCGAAAATTCGTCGAGCCCGCGACGCTGTTTCGCAGATAGACGAGCGGCAGATTGATGGGGCCTGTGGGCGTCACTGACATGGTTTCAATCCTATGAATTCGGCGACGGTCGGTTGCGGCCCGAAATAGACCTCGTCGAAATAGCGCGTCATGGTTTCGTGAAATTCCTCGACGCTGAAAAATGGCGACGTGTGCAATTCATTCGGCGAGCCCTGGGGCTCGATGGGGGCCTGAATATAGATCGCGCCGCCGGGGACGAGGACGCGGACGAACTCGGCCAGGGCCGCATCACGGCGCGCAAAATGCTCGATGGCGTGACGCGTGAAAATAAAATCCATGGACTCGCAGCTATGCGGGACGCGTTCGGCCTGGGCCGTGGCGACGGGCAGGCCGCGCTCGCGTGCGCGATGTGCGAATTCGGCGACGGGCTCAATGCCGAAACACGCGGCGCGAGGCCAGCGCGCCTTGAGCGCGGCGAGGCCCGCACCCGAGTTACAGCCGACGTCGAGCAGCACGCCCGAGACCGGGCCGAGCTCCATCTCAATCCGTTCGGCGGCGGCCATGTAGCCCGCGACCATCGCATCGCCCTGGTCGCCTACGCGTGATTGGTCAGCCATGGAGCAGCTCCTTATATTCGGCGATTGCGGCCATCATCTTGTTGGCGTTGTGATGGTGGAATTTCTGATAGGCCCATACGCGCGTTGCGTTGACGCCGCCGATGGGCTTGTGGGTTTCGGCGGTCAGGCGCGCGCGGCGAATTGCGTTGGCGAGAACGATGGGGTCGGCTTCGGGGATGATGAGGCCGTAGTCGTCGGTGACGGTGCCGGACGGTTCGATTTGTTCGGCGGTGGGCGCGGCGACAAAGTCAAAACTGAACCCCTTGTAGGTCACGAGCGGTATCCCGCAGAGTTGCGATTCGACGAGCGGCTGGCCGAGGTTTTCGGCCTTGGACGGCGAGCAATAAACATCGAGGCAGCGATAGAACATCGGCATCGCTTCGCGCGGAAAACGTGCGCCGATGAAGTGAACGCGGTCGCCAAGACCGAGTTTCTTCGCGAGGTTTTTCGAGTCTTGAAGCACGTCCGCCTCGGACTTGCCTTCGCGCAGCCCGTCGGGGCTTTTGGCGCGGACCTTGGAGAGCAGTTGGGCGGGTGTGTGGAGGATGACATAGTGCAGGTCGGGCATTTCGGGCGCGAGGAGCGCGAGCGCCTTGAGCACGTCGTCGCCGCCCTTGCTGTTTGGCGTGTTGCCGATGGTGCCGAGACAAAACGCGTCGCTCGGGATGCCGTATTTGTATTTTAAGCGCGCGGTGACGCGTTGGTCATAACTGGACATGGCGGGGCAAAACAGGTCGGCGTCAAAGACGCTCGGCACGAGTCGCATTTTGTCGGCGGGGACGCCGTGGCGTTTGTAGATTTCGATTGAGTAGGGGCAGATGACGCCGATAAATTTCCGCGTGCAGATCAAATCGATCACGCGGTTTTCCGAGGCGCGGCGCACGGCAGGGTCGGCGTCGACGCAGCTGAAGACTGAGCCGTTCGACCCGTACCACCAAAGGCAGGGGATTTTGCGCGCGTCGCAGGCGTCGGCGACGAGTTGTGCGTGGGAGTTGGCGATCATCAGTTGATGCCATGTGCCGGCGAGGACGACGGCGTCGACATCGGCGCCGTTTTTAATCATTGTCCACGCGCCTGCGGTCGGGTCCATGGGGATGATCTCGTGGCCGAGGCGCATGAGTGCTTCGCCCATTTCGTGACCGCGTAATGCGCCGCCGACGCCATAGTGATCTTGGGCGTGAATGCCTAGAATTTTCATGTGTCTTCGTCCTCCTTGAGTTGTGCGAGTAGCGCGGTGGCGATGAGGGCGATGCCCATTGTGAGCAGGTCGCGCGACGAGGTTTTTTTAGCGGCGCGCGTCGGCTCGGGCACGGGTTCGGGTGCGGTGGCCTTGACGGGCGGCGCGGATTTATAGAGCGCGTCATAGGCCCCGGCGACGGCGCACGGGCTGATTTTGAGTTGCATGGCAAGGGCGGCGGGTTGCGTGTCGATCGCGCCGCGCGCGACGCTGGCGAGGCTGAGCGCGATGCTGTCGTCGGTGCCGTCGGTGCGAATGACGGCGTCGCCATAGCCGTCGAACATGGGCGAGTTATTGACGATGACGGGCGTGCCCGACATGACGCTGAGTGCGACGGTTCCGGATGAACTTTGCAGGGTCCATTGATGGTTGAGGACGATGGCGTGCGCGGATTGGAGTTGTTTATAGAGATCGTCCTCGGTGAGAAATTCCTCGACGATTTCGATGGCGTGCCCGAAGACGCGCAGTTGTTCGAGTTCGGCGATGTTCTGGCGATGCTCGCCGGTGATGGGTTTTCCGATGACGCGATAGTGCGCGTTGGGGTAGCCCATTGCGCGGAGTTTATTGATGGCGCGGGCGGTGACGATCTGGCCCTTGCCTTTGCCGGGGAAACCCCACGAGACGACAAGCGGGCCGGGGTCGCTTTTTTGCCCGGTCGTCTCACGGGGTTTTGGGGCGGCCAGGGGGATGAGTTTGATCGGGTTTTTCAGGACGATGTGATAGTCGTCGGCGTATTTTGTGAGGGCTTCGATCATGCCGGAGGTTCCGGCGACGATGAAATCTATCTCGCGGAGCATGGCTTTGTAGGAGCGGACAAAGACCTCGCGCATGTCGACGCCGTGGACGGTGGCGACGGTGACGACGTCATGCTCGCGCGCCCATTTACCGAATTCGAGCATGGACGAGTAGGGGAAAAAGCCGGGGTCAAATTGTAGGTGGATGATGCCCGCGTTGAGTTTTTCAGCTTCGGCGGCGATGTCTTTGAGCGCGGTTTTACGCGAGCGTTTCCAGACGCGTCGCACGTCATATTCCGGCGTCTCGTTCGGCGTTTCGTACCAGGGCGGCGGGTCTTCGGCGAGGATGATTTGCTGAACGGTTTCGGGCAGTTCGCCGAGCCAGTAGCTCAGATGCTTGGCGACGCCGCAGGGGACGCCCCAGGGGGTTGCGTGCGCGATGATGTTTCTGTCTGGCCGCATGTGTTTTCCTAAGTGGCGTAGAGGGTGACGGTGGCGTCGCCGGCGCCGCACGCACCGGCATTCGTGATGAAGAGATTTGTGACGCACAACACGGTTTCGGGTTTTTTGTACTTATTGGCCGCGCCGGCGGCGACGGCGATGGCGCCATTCGTTGTCGCGTTGAATTTGATGGTGATGTCGGCGTCGGTCTCGACCTCGATGTAGCGCGCCTGGCCGAGGCTTGCGCGGCGTCCGAGGGCTTTGAGCAGGGCGGACAGGTCAACTTCCTGGTCCGTGGTGCCGCCGTAGACGGTGAACTGCGCGTAGTAATACTGCTGGTTGCGTGAATCCTTTGTGAACATAATTACTGTCCTTTCTCGCGGACGCGGGAGAGTTGGAAGAGAATGGCGTCGAGCTTTTTGTTGACGATTTTCGACTGGGCCTCGATGGCCTTCAGGCGTTCGTCAACGCGGCCGATGGCGTTTTCGTTTGCGCGGGATCGGTCGTCTATTTTTTCAATCGTCGCGGACTGGACGGTGATGGCGGCGGCGACGTCTTGGCGCGAACCGCTGGCGAGCGAGATGAGCCAGCCCATGAGTGCGCTGACGAGGATGAAGGACGCGAGGACGACGCCGCGGGTGTTTCGTCCGAAATCGCAACCGGGTCGCAGTTTTACCGTAGGGGTGCCTTCGCCCATGGTTATGCCTCTCGATAATTGCCGGGGATTGTTTCGGTCGCTTCGGCGCGGGCGACACTGAGCGCCCACTTGACGCCGTTGAGGTTTCGCGGTTTTTTTGTGACGGTCCATGTTTCGTTGGTGGCGTGGCGAGTGAGCGTGGCCTCGCGTTCGGGGTTGGCGATGTCTGAGGTGCGGACGTTGACGACGGCCTCTTGCGTGTCGTGTGCGCCGTCATCGCGGACGTCGGGCTCGGGGGCGCGTGTGACCCACTCGGCGTCGATGATGAGGGCGGACCCGATTTTCGGCGTGTAGGTTGTGCGTTCGCCGAAGAGTCGAACGTCGAGTGCTGAATTCATATGGCCTGCAAAGTCAAACATTTTTTCTCTCGCGTAAGGCGGCGACCCGGCGGGGCGGCTGGTCGCGGCAGCCGTTGAGGACTCCCGCCGGGCCTGATGGCGTCTTTTTTAGAACAATGCTTTGAAGATGACGGACGAGGCGGAGGCGTCGGCACCGCCGGCGGACAGAGTGGCCTGGGCGCGGACATAGCGATAGACGTCCACGGGCAGGCGGAAGTTTTTCGTCGCGGCGGCGGCTCCGGCGCCGGCGGCGCCGGTCTGGGTGAGGATCGTCTCGGCGATGGTGACGAAGGAGCTGTTGTCGAGCGAGTGCTGGATGTTGTACTTCATCGTCTCGCCGTTCGGGAGCGGCGTGGTGCCGAGCGCGGGCGCGACGACACAGACTTCCATGTCGGCGAGGAAGTCGCCCTTGGCGCTGTTTTTCAGATCGAGCGCGACGGTTTGGACGCTGCCGGCGGCGGCGGGCAGGGCGATGGTTTTCGAGAGGCTTGCGTCTTCGACTTTGTAACCCATTTTGGGTCTCCTTATTCTGCCCCGCCCCCGGCGTGTCCGGGGGCGGGATTTCTTGCGCGGCTTATGCCGCGGTTTCGGTGTTGAGGATGCTGGTGGTCGGCTCGATCGGCACGCCGAACGCTTCCTCGGGGAAGGGCGCGGGGGCGCCGGTCGGGCTCGTGGCGGTGCGGCTGTTCTGCAACTGCTTTTGCAGGCGCGGCGTCATGTAGAAGACGTCGGGCTTGAAGTGCAGGTTCGTGGTGAATCGTTCGAGGAGGCTGGCGAGCAGATCGTCGGTGAGGAGTTGTGTGGACGCATCGACGGCGGCCTCGACGTTCTTGATTCGCCCGATGCTGTACTGGTTTCCGACCTGGACGCCGAGCCAACCCTGGAGCGATTGCGCGAGGGCCCACATGTTGCCGGTGCTGGCGGCGACGAGTTGCTCGATAATATCGCCCTCGTCGAAGCACCCGTCTTTGCCGAAGACCCAGCGGGTGTTTTTGACACCCCACTTGACGGCCCAGACGCTGGAGGTGTCGGCGCCGGATCCGGAGGCGTTGACTTCCATCGCCGAGACGACCGAGTCGACGAGCCCGGCATGGCCGTAGGCCGCGCCGGTGACGCCGGACGCGGTGCCATAATAGAACTGCTTGCAGACTGAATCGATGGCGCCCTCCATGTGGGATTCGGCCTCTTCGGCGCAGACGGCCTCGGGGCCGTTTTCGCTGGCGTTCGCGACGGCCTTGTCGATGCTCCACGACGCGTCGGTAATGAAGCATTCGACGAGGCGATTTTCGACGGTCTGCTTGGTGGTTTCGACGCCGTTGTTGGCCTGGCGGAAGCCGACGTCGGGGAGGGCGGTGCGGACACGGGTTTTGTACTGCGTGCCCTTGATGGTGCGGGCGTCGCCCTTGCGGAATTCGGGGTACGGCTTGCTGGCCTCGTCAATGAGGCCGACCACGATATCGCTGTTGTTGCGGATGGCGATGTCGAGGAGGGTGGTTCTGTCTTCTGCCATGATTCTGTTCTCCTACTCGTGTTCGGGTTTTTTGCGGGGACTATTTGGACTTGTTGCGCTTGGCGGCCATGGCGGCGGCGATCTTGGCGCGGTTCGCGCCGAGGGCCGGGGTGAGTTCCTTTTCGGCCTTGGCGCGGGCCTCCTCTTCGGGCGAGACGCTTTGGGCCTGGGCGGGTTCGGTTTCGCCGCCGAGTTTTTCGACGACGGCGCGCAGGCGTTCGTTTTCGGCTTTGAGCGATGCGTGATGCGCCTCGATGGTTTCGGGGCGGGCCATGCCTTTGGCGAAGGCGTTGACGGCAAACTCGCTGCCGACGATTTCGGCCAGTTCGGCCAGTTCGGCGCGGGGGTTTGTTTGCGCCTGGGCTTCAGGCGCGGCGTCGGGCGCGGCGTCGGGCTCGGGGGAGGTTTTGTTCTCTTCGGGCTTGATGACGGGCTCAGCGACGGTGTTGTCGGTTTCCGGTTTCGACGCGGGTGCGGCGGCGGGGACGACTGTTTTGTCTTCGACGGGGGCGGCGACGGGCGCTTCCTCCGGCGTTGCCGTGGCTTTGTCGCCACGGAGTTTCGAGAGCAGGCTCATAGAATTCTCCTTAGTTGCCTGAGCCTCGGCCAGAGTTTCTGTCCGGCCTTTGGTTTCGCCGGACGCAAGTGTCCGGCCTGTGTTTGACGCGTTTGCCTGAGCCTTTGCGAGTGCGGCGTCGGCGTTGAGGACGCCGTTGATGAGTCCGAGTTTTGTGGCTTCGGGGGCGAGCCATGCCTGTCCTGTGGCGAGGGCGGCGACGGTTTCCGGGGTGAGTCCGCGCCCGCGCGCGACGGTTTCGACGAAGATTGAGGCAAGGTCGTCAATTCGTTTCTGGCTGGGTTTGATGTCGTCATCGGTGATGGCGACGCCGTCTTCGCCGACGCCCTTGTAGGGGCCGGAGCGAAGGCGAATAACGCGGACACCGGCTTCGGCGTAGGCTTCGGACGTGTCTTCGCAAATTGTGTAGACGCCGATGGAACCGACGACGGCGGTTTGATTAGCGGTGACGATGTCGGCTTGTGAGGCAACCCAATAGGCGGCGGATGCACCCATGTCTTCGATGTGGGCGTAGATAGGCTTGTGGCCTCGGGCGTTGTAGACGGCGTCGGCGAGTTCCTGAATGCCCCACATTTCCCCGCCGGGGCTTTCGATGGCGAGGAGGATGGCGCTGACCGCGCTGTCGCTAAGAGCGTTTTGAATGGTGTCTTGTGTTTTAGCGGAGGAGGTGGCTTCGAGGCACATAAGGTCCATCCACACGGGAACGTCTTTGAGCATGAGCCCTGTGATGGGGATGACGGCGACGCCGTTGAGAATGTCGTAGCCGGGGCCGTCATGGGCGACGGGTTTGTTGGTGAGCGACATGAGGTCTTTGGCTTGGACGTTGACGCCGGTGAACGCGGCCATGTGGCGGCCCGAGAGGGCGTCTATGATTTCGTCAAGATATGGGCCGTTGACGGCCCACTGGCGGGTGCGGACGCGGCTGAGGATTGTGTTGCGGGCTTTCGGGTCCATTATTCTTTCTCCTCAGCGAGAAGGGCTTTGGCGAGTTCGGGGTCGGTGATTGGGGACCAGGCGAGTGAGACGTTTTTCTCTTCGGCGTAGACTTTGGCTTCGGCGATTTCGTCGACGATGTCGAAGAAGTTTGTGCCTCGGCTTTTACAGATGCGTTGGGGTGAGTTGAAGCCGCCGGCGACTTCTTCGTGGGCGGCTTTGACTTCTTTGAGCATGTCGTGCCAGGGCGAGCCGGCGGGCTGCCATTCGTATTTGATGTTGCTGAGTTGCAGGGCGGCGGGGAGTCTGAGGGCGCTGTCGGCGATGCCGAGGGCGATGCGCCAGTCGGCCCATGTGTTGAGGACGTTCTGGTTGGCGCGGATTTTGGGGGCGGAGGATTTCTCGTATTGGATGGTGGTGGAGCGGTGGACGCTGTAGGAGCCATGGAGGGCGTCGAAGAATATCCAGGGGATGTCGAGTGCGAGGAGGCTGATTTTTATCATGAGTTCGCTGTAAAGGCGGGATTCGTTTGAGGGGGTTTTTGATTCGAAGAGTTCGACGTTTTCGCCTTCTTCGAGTTCGATGAGTGAGGCGACGCCGGGTTTGGTGAAGTGCTCTTGGACTTCGTGGGTGAGGTTGCCGGCGTCGTCATCGGATTCTTCGCCGGTGGTTGTGGTTTGGCTGATGGGGGCGAATGCGCCGGTGCCGTCGGCGCGTTTGCGTGTGATGGCGGCGCCGAAGAGGGCGTGGATTTTCATTTTGATGAGTTCGTAGTCGAAGCCTTCGTAGAGGTCCTGGATGGAGTTGAGGGCGGTGGTGAGGGGGCTGATGCCGCGATATTGGTCGAAGCGGGTGAAGTAGCCGCGGGGGATGATGTTGGCGGCGGGTGCGACCTTGTCGAAGAGGAGGCGGGTGTTTTCTCGTTTGCAGATGCAGTAGTTGAGTGCGCGTCCGGCTTTGTTGGTTTGGATGCCGTGTGTCCATGTGCCGGTGTCGTAGGCGTCGGGTGGGTCGCTGGGTTTGGCGACGCGGTCGCCTTCGATGCCTTGGATGTGTCCGGTGCGCATTTTCATCCAGAAGGCGTCGCCGCCGATGACGGCGCGGTTTTCGAGGAGGCGGATCATTTTGGGGAGGTCGTGGCGTGCGGCGATGTCGAAGTTGTCGGGTCGCGATTGCTGGGCGATGAAGGTTTCGAGTTCGTTGTTGAAGTTTTTGTCGGGGGTGGCGGCTTGGAAGGTGAAGGAGGCGACATAGTCGAGGTGTTTGCGGACCATCCAGGCGAGGAGGCTGATGTTGCGTTCCTGGTCGCGGGCGGTGGCGAATAGCTTTTTGCGGTCTGATGCGGTGAGTTCTTTGTCTTCTGAGCGGATGATTGAGCGTGGGGCGGTGCGTTTTTTCTTGTCTTGGACGGCGTCGAAGCTGGCGACGGGGACGCGTGCGGGTGCGATGTTGCGGGTTCGACGGCTTCTGTGGAATTTTTTGGACATTGCTAGAAATGCCCTCGTAGGTCGGCGCTGTAGATTCGTGCGGCGGTGCCGTTTTCATAGGCGAGTTTTTTGGCGAGTTCGTTTCGATAGATGCGTAGGTCGGCGAGGTTGGCGATGCTGATGTGTGAGCCGTCGCCTTGGCCGGCGCTTTGGGCTTTGAGGGCGAGGCTGATGGCGGCGTCGACTTCGTCGAGGCGTTCCTGGGTGTCTTGGCCGCCTTCGATGACGATGGTTTCGGTGCCGCTGAGGTCGGTGGCGCTGGTGCGACTGACGATGATGTAGTAGGTTGTGGTGTGTGAGTGGATGATTTTTTGCTCGCCGTTGGCGATTTCGACGGCGGTTCCGACGGTGTCGTCGGGGGCGGTCCATGTGAGGGTGTTTGCGGTGGCGGCGATGAGTGAGCCGAGGCCTGTGGGGTTTTCGTCGCAGGCGGCGATGAGGGTTATGCCGCTGATTTTGTTGCGTTCTGTGAAGGCTTGGGTCATGTTTTTACTGCTAAAAAACGGCTTGAACCACTAAGGACACTAAGGACACTAAGGACGGCTGAGGACGGCTACGGATGGGGCTGTGAAAAAACGGCTTGAACCACTAAGGACACTAAGGACACTAAGGACGGCTACGGCTGGGGCTGTGAAAAAAAACGGCTTGAACCGCTAAGAGCACTAAGGACGGCTGAGGACGGCTACGGATGGGGCTGTGAAAAAACGGCTTGAACTGTTAAGGACGGGTACGGGTTTTTGAGGCTTAAAAGAGTTAGCGCGTCTGGGCTTTTGGTGGCGGCCTCCGCCCAGGCGCGCTTTGTACGACGGTCCGATGCTTGGTTATTTTTTCGGCTAGTTCATGGTTGCCTCTGTGTGAGATATAAATGGATTCGATTCGGCGTCAATAGAAGTATATCGCATATCTCGAGAAGCGCAAGGGGGAAAAATAGTTCTATACTACAGAGTAGTAAAGAATTTTTGGCGGGTTTTTTACCACTACACTTTTGACTGTGCTCACGTCCTACGGGGGCACTAAGGACACTAAGGACGGCTACGGCTACGGGTGTTTAGGTGAAGATTTGGGGGGTTGTGGCGGGGTTTAGGCAGTGGGGGCTGAACCAGATTCGTTCTTTGGTGGGGTTGGGGTTGCCTTGTTTGTTCTGGCTGCTGTAGCCGCCTCGGGCTTTCCATGCGTGACAGGTCCAGTCGGGGGGCATGGTGTGTTCGGCGTTATAACCGCAGAGGGCGATGCGTAGTTTGGGGTTTTGGCCGTGTTCGATGGCCCATTGGGCGACGTGGTGGGCGAGGGTTTTGGTGTCGTGTTCGCCGTAGACGTTTTTGCGCGTGGCGACGGCATAGGGGGGATCGAGGAAAACGCCTGTGAGGCCGTTGTGGGTTGTGGGGGTTTCGGTGAGGATGCGGGCCCAGTCGCCGCAACAGATGCGGACGCGGGCGACGCGTTGGGCGAGTTGGCGCATGTAGTGGGTGATGGCGCTGATGCGATCGGTTTGGGGGAGTTGGCGGTTGATGCCCTGGCCGGCGTTGCCGAGGTGGGGGAGTTGGCGGTTGATGCCTTTGCTCCTGCCGAGGTGGGGTTTGGCTCGGCAGTGTTTTCGTCCCCAGTTGTCTCCGATCCATGCGGATTGGCCCCAGACCCACCAGCCGGCTGATTGGGGGTGGTGATAGTGGGGGTCGCTTCTGAGGCGTTCGATAAATTCGGTGTCGACGTTGGGGCGATAGAAGAGCCAGTCGCCTCGGGCGTGTAGGTCGAGTTCGGAGACGGGGTCGGTGGCGTGTTGGGCGATGGCGTCGGGGTCGGCTTTGAGTGCGCGCCAAAAGTTACAGAGCCAGGCGTTGATGTCGTTGATGGTTTCGATGCGGTTGTGGCTGGGGTCGAATGGGTAGTGGGGGCGTTGGATGAGTACTGCGCCGCCGCCGAAGAAGGGTTCGATATAGTTTTTGACGTCGCCGAGTCGTTGCCAGATGAGTTCGGCGACACGGGCTTTGCCGCCGAACCATGGGTAGGGGGATTTGAGTTTTGTGGGGTGGGGGTGTCATTGGGGCCTCGGGGGTTCGTAGGGTTTGTTGACGAGGTAGCGGAGGTTGCATTGGCGGCAGATGGAGCGTTGACAGGTGCGGCCGGGGTAGGTTCTGCTGTTGTGGTGCATGGGGCGGTCGGGGAAGAGTCTGGAGTCAACGATGTCGCCTTTCTGGCGTAGGGCGTGGCATCGGGGGCAGGCGATGGGGGCGGCGGTGATTGTGGGGTTGGGGGTTGGTGACTTGCGGGGGGCGGCGTTTTTCTTGGTCATGACTGGGGCCTTTCTGATTAGGGTTGAACGGCTTGAACCACTAAACTTTCGACTGCGCTCAAGTCCTACGGGGACACTAAGAGCACTAAGGACGGAAACGGCTACGGCTCCTTTCTTTGACGGATGAAAAGTGAGAACTGAGAACTGGGAAGTGAGAACTGAGAGGACGGGTTACGATGCGGCTACGGCTCCTTTCTGATTTATGAACGGCTTGAACCACTAAGGACACTAAGGGCACTAAGGACGGCGACGGCTACGGCTCCTTTCTGATATGAATGCGCGCCTAAATGGGTTCGTTCGGTGGGGGCGGGGGTGGTGATTGTGATGGGGTTGCTTTTGCCTCCGGGCGTGGGGTGATTTCGAAGTCGAAGACTCTGATGACGCGCATGTCGGGAAGGCGAATTTTCCAGCCGGTGACATAGCCTGTCTCGCGCTGTTGGGGTAGTTCTTCGAGTGTCATGGCAATATCGCCGGTGAGTTTGACGAGTACGAGGTCGCCGGTTTTCATGGTTTTTCCTTTCTTAGTGTTCTTAGTGTGCTTAGTGGTTCAGTCTGTTTCGTTGTTGTTGCTGTTGTTGGGGGGGCGCCATTTTTGGTAGGCGTAGAGGGCTAGGATGAGGTAGGTGGCCATGAGGGCGGCTTGGGGGATGGCTCCGATGTGGAGGTCGTAGGCGACCCATGCGGCGTTGGTGAGTGCCCAGAGTAGGAAGCCTTCGCGGCGGCGGTGGGCGTTGAGGATGGTGCCGATTAGGCTGATGAGGGCGACGAACCACATGAGGGGGGTTAGCATTTTGGGGGGTCCTTTGAAGAGGTCGATGTGGTCGTTGTCGGTTAGGGGCATGGTTATATTTCCTGTTGGATGATTGTTCTTTTGTGTTTTTTGAAGCCTCTCGGTTGGGTGGGGGCTTGGGGGTCGGCGTTGATGGCGATGGCGGGGTGGGTGTGTTCGAGGACGCTGAGGCTGGCGAGCATGTAGCAGGTGGCGTCGAGATAGTGGTTGTCGGGGCGGCCTTTGATTTTTTCCCAGATGGGTTTGCCGCTGTCGGTTTCGATGAGGATTTCGGCGGTGATTTGGTCGGCGAGGTTCTGGTGTGTGGTGCGGTGTTCGGGTTTGAAGAGGGCGAGGGATCCGGGTTGGTCGGGGCTGAGTAGAAAGCCGCTGTGACAGATTTGTTTATAAGCGTCGGCGTGGGCGTAGTGACAGGGTCGGTTTTTGTGGTCGCGTTTGTGGTAGAGGTTGCCGTCGCGGGTGATGGTGACGTTTTTTTCTTTGGGGTGATAGTAGCGGGGCTGGTTGCGTTGGGAGCCGCAGCCTTGGATGGGGAGGTGCTGGGGGCCGGTGGTTTGGCACCAGGCGCGGACGGTTTCGGTTCGCCAGCCGCAGTCATAATGATGGAGGTCGATGGTGGCGGGTTGGCCGGATTTGGTTTGATAGGGTTCGGTGATGAGTTTGTCGTGAAGGCGTTTGAGGCCGTCGGTGATGGCGGTGTCGAGGTCGCGGATTTTCTTTTTGTCTTTGGGGCTGATGCGTCCGCTGGGTGAGTTGACGGGCTGGATGCCGTAGTCGATGAGGGTGACGATGCGGCCGGGGGCGCAGGCGCCGATGATCCAGTGGATGCCGAATTTGTTGATGTCGGCGCCGAGGGCGAGGACGAGGGTGTTTTCGGGGAGGTGGCCGCGGGGGAGGTTGATGGTTTGGGTTTCAATTTGGTGGGCGCTGAGGGCGAAGGCGCTTTGTTGCTGGGGGTCGGGTGGGGTGTTTTGAAATTCGGTGAGAAAGGTTTCTTCGCCGCGTTCGATGAGGATGTTCATGGCAAATTGGGTGGCGGAGATTTCTTTTTTCTTGTCGTAACGGTGGACCCAGGTGGGGTCGGCTCCGGCGTCCATGGCGGTGCGGTTGGCTTTGTAGTGCTGGGTGGCGAGGCGGATGTCGCGGTATTTTTTTAGGGATTGTTTGTGGAGTTTTTTGTAGGTGTCCCATTGGTCGGTGTCGGTGGGCATGGCGCGCATGAGGGGGTAGCGCCGGCCTTGCCAGTCGGGATGTATTTCGGGGTCGGAGAATTGGTCGGTCATGTCGTTCCGGACGATGATGGTGCCTGCGTAGATGGCGGCCATGCTTTGGTCGGGTCCGGCCATGCCGAGGATGTCGCTGAGGATGGTTTGTTTTCGTGCGGCGACGATGAGGGGGTTTTTGGCGTGTTTGCGTTCCTGGGGGTCGTCGCAAAAGAGGAGGTCGGGGCGGATGGTTTCGCCGTTGGGCCGGGTGTGGTTGAGTCCGCGGGGTGATCCGTCCATGCCGGAAAATCCGATGACGGCGCCGGAGGATTTGTCGCCGGTGATGGTGGGCATGATGATGATGTTGTCGGCGCCGCCGCCAAATTGGATGTAGGTGGGCTCGCCGTTGACGGTCTGGCCGGCGGCGCGGTTGTAAACGCCTTGAAGGGCGCGGGCGCATGTGCAGGGGCCGGGGAAGTCGGCGGTGAGGTGGTCGTTGGTTTCGAAGATTCTCCGGACGGCTTTCATGTTGCGTAATGCGTTGCCGAAGGTGTCGCAGAGGAGGAATGGGAATTTTCGGTAGCCGTAGAGGATGGCGTAGGCGAGGGCGAGGCGGGCGCGGGTGGTTTTGCCGTCGCCGCGTGGGCCAACGATGGTGATTTTGTTGCCGTTGGTGATGACGTCTTGTAAGATGGGGATGGCGGCGTAGTGCTCGTCGGACCAGGGAAGATAGAAGCTCTCGGGGAAGTAGGTTTCGTAGAATTTGAGTAGGTCCACTTCGCAGGCGGCGCGGCGGGTGGGCTCGGCGATGTCGGGAATGTGGATGTCGCGGTGGCTGGCGCGTCGGGCGCGGCGGCGGATGACGTCTTTTTGGTCGCCATGCGCGGCTGGATGCGCGGGCGCGTCGGGCCAGATGCCGGGTTGGTATGGGGTGGCTTGGGGGTTAGCCATTGCCGTAACTCCAACCGGTCAGTGTATACACTCCCCGCCGATCATGTGCCC